GGTCGTCAAACCTTGGCCTAGATATTCGCTAGCGCCAAAGCTTGTCAGACATTGCACCCATGAGCTGTTTGGCGTTGGCTCATACGCCATGTTGTGAAAAACAACAGGGATGACAGGACTGCCAGCCAGCTCAGTTGCAAGCCTGCCCTCGATGGTTGCCCTTATGGAATTGAGATCAGCAGCAGCCATACATCACCTGTTTGCAATCTTGTTGTACTCGCGCTGAGCCCATGACTCAAGCTCCTTAGCAATAAGGTCTGGGAAGCCAGGGACTGTGTTTTGCCGTGTCCTGTACTTACCCTTCCAAGACGGCGGGAGATTCGTGCCGTAGATCACAGGCTCTGCATACTCAAGATTGTTAATCACCTCACCTTCCTTAGGGTCAGACTGCCAAGCGTTGCGCAACGCTCCACCACCCTTGGGCTCTCCCTCGTAAACAACCCGAACAGGGGTTTTTTCTTTCAGGCGTTTTTCGGCTTCAAGCGTTGTAGCAGCCACCAAGATGCGGATGCTCTCGCGATAGTAATCGCCAATCTGATCAAGCGGGATTTCGCGTGCCATCGTTACGCCCTCAAGATCAACTCATGAATAATCGCGCTGTTGTCTTGCTCTGTCGTCTCTACACGAATGATCTGATGAACAACGCTGCTAATAACGACGCGATCCTTAGTCTCAGGTGCAGTGGCAAGGTCATCAGCCGCAACCGTTAGACGCTTGTCACCAGCCTGCACCAACTCATTAACCTCACGCAGGTTCACATCCTCAAGAATGCCCGGAACCGTTGTGTCGCTTTCTGTCTCCGCAACTGTGCCGTCTGAAGTGTCGTAGGCACCAGCCGTGATGTAACGCACTGTCACATCACCACCAAATTGCTTCAGCACATTGCTTGCAACCCTTGCCAGCGAATCAGCAAGTGCCATCAGAGGTTATAGGCCAAGCAAGCGCCGCTGGTCAGGGTGACGCTGGTGATGATCCCGCAGATGTAGGTGTCAGCGACAAAGGTTTCGCCAGCCAAGCTGTTGCCGGTCACGTTTTTCACAGTGATCGCACTAATCACCGTGTCCTCCTTGAAGTAAATCTTCTGGAATCGCCCGGTGTGCGCATTCGTGTCTGAGATGAACTCAAAGCCGCCTGAAAGGTCTCCGTACATGGTCAGCTCCGTTTAATAGCGATGTTGCCTGGTCCGCTAATTCTAAGACCTGTCAAGTACCTTTCAAACATCGGCGGGACGTGATCAGCACCGACAGCACCAGACTTGTCAGGGGTGACATCGAGGCTGCCAATTTTGACGTTCTTGAAGTCGTTCAAGCCGCTAAGGCTGATGCCGTCCGTGTTGTTCTTCAGGTAGACAGCAAGCTCAATTTGCGCTCGTTTGATCTGATCAGGGATCTCCTCGTCAGTGAAGTAGTCCTCAGAAATTCGGAAAGGAAAGCCAGTGGCGTACGTATTGACGTAGGTATCGGGCTTTCGCACCCCAGTACGCGGCCATTGCCTTGCTTGCGTATCGGTGGCGCGTGCGCCTAAAAATCTTTCACGGTCTAGACGTTCAGCCGCTGCTGTCAAAGCGCGGTTGCGTGAATCGTCAGTGCCGGTCGTCCACTTGCCCACATCAGTGGACTCAATCATTGCCTCGACGTAAGCGTCAGCTTGCGCCAGGGTCATGTAGCTGTTGGCGTCTGCGCCGCCCGCTGTTGCGTCGATTGTTACTGCCATCGGGCGTCACAGTAGAAGTCTTGCGTTTGGGGGTAGAGGCCACCACTTTCGCAGCAGCCTCATTTTCCCGCATTCGCTTGAAAGCGAACAGACCCATCAGGAGCTAGCGCCCTTCAGAGCCACGAAGCTAAGCACGATGGCCTCGCTAGCAGTCGAACCAACGTTCGCCACAGTGATCTTGAACGAACCAGCAGCAATGCTGTTGGCTTGAACCAGATAGCTGCCAGCAGTACCGGCAGAGCTGTGGTTGACCACCACCACGTCAGTGGCAGCGATCTTGTCGTTGTTGACCGTGAAACTCACCTCAGCAGCACCAGCAAGCTCAGCGCCTGCCATGGTGATCTGACCGGACGCTGTATTGAGCGTCACGGCTGTTCCTTTGTTGGTGGCCTGAGTGACAGTGCCGCCAGTGGTCGGGCCAATCAGAGAGCCCGCTGTTGCCTCAAAAATGGATGCCATGGTTAGTTACCTCGATCAATCAAGAGCAGAAGTCGAAGTAATACGAACAATGCCGATGTTGTTCGTCTCAAAGACCTTGGTCCAGTTGCCCACGGTTTCGAGCTGTGCCCGAGTGGGGTTGGAAACGGAGGTGGAGAATTTACTTCCGATGGGGTGGTAGACGTAGTGGAGGTCGATAGCCATCGCATCGCTCTTGGCGAGGATGTCACGGTCCACGTCAGTCCGCAGTGCAAGTTGCTCACCAGAGCCAACGGCTCCCTGCGTGAACATGTAGCTGGCGTATTCGGTAGAAGCACCGGAGCCAGCAGTCTGCACATCAGCAGAAACGATTACACGCATTCCCATGAAGGTGGGAATAGAAACGTCGCCAAAAGCGTTAGCCAGCGAACCTTGGGTTGCGCCGGAGTCGGGTTGGCCGTTGTTGTCGTAGATGTAATCGAGGGCTCTGCGTTCCTTGAGGTCATAAAAAACCTTCGGGTGGACGCAGATCGCTGCAAGCTTCTCCCCTTGATCACCCAGCAGTGACTGACCTTCGACAATCTGACGTGCAGTCAGTTGCGTAGGGGTGTCGCCGGTTTCGCCATCAACAGCCAAGCCTGCATAAGCAGCAGAGCTGGTGTCGCCCACAGCACCGAACACACCAGCCAAGCAGGACAGAAGATCCTTTTGACGTTGGTTGGCAATGTAGTCAGCAATTTTGTTGCCAATTGCGGCCATGGGGTCCGATCCAGCCGCGAGTCCCGATAAATCTCGCGATTCAAAGGCCCTGCCACGATGCAGAACAGCAGCAACCTGCTTGTCTGCGGTGATCTTGCCGGGAGTCAGTGAAGAGCTGTCGGTTAGACGCTCAAAATCGCCAGCAAGGTTTGCGGCGTAAAATGGGACTTGAATAAAGTCACCACCATCCTCTGCAGCATTCAGCTCCGCCATAGGTTGCACCACACCGGAGGCCAGAAAGGCATCGCGCTGGGTGGTGGCCTCTAAAACGTAGGGCGTGAAAATTTCAGGGATGATGATGTCAGAGCGAAGAGTCGCCATGACAGATCCTCAGAAAAAGATGTTTACGGTGTGGGCGTAACCCGTTCGGCTCTGCGTAGCTTTGCCTTAGTCAACATATTAACGGTTAGCAGCAGCTTTCAACCTTTCATACATATCCCGATCTGTTCGAAAGAGTCGCGACTGTTCTGTGAGGTTGTAGGACTCTTTGGCGAAAGGATTTTTTGTGCCTGGGGGGATGTCGCCACCTGCGCTGCGTCCTGAAGGCGCACCACTGCCAACAGGCTTAGGCGCTTTCTGCATGTAACCCGGCAAAGTTTTGGCCCATTCGCCAATCGGCTTGCGCTCGTAACCGTTGACGACAACAACAGTGCCATCAGCTTCGCGCTCAATCTGATTCGGATTCAGCAGCTGAGCCTTAAAAACAATGCTGGGATCATGCACAACGTCAGCCAACGCAGTGTTGGCCGGTGCGATCAACTCAAGCTCCCGCACTCGCGCCTCAAGCTCTGCAATGCGCTTGTCCTTCTCCTCCGCCGCCTCACGGAATTGCTGCTCCAGAGCCTGTCTGGCTTCTGTGTACTTGCCTTCTGATTCAAGCTTGTTCTGTTCGACGCTGCGTTTGAAGTCAAGCAACTCTTGAACGTCAACGCCGTCAGGGATTGTTTTTGCACTTTTGAGCTTGCCAATTAGCTCAAAGTTCTTTTTCTCTAATGCTTGAATGCTGCTTTTCAGTGCATCCAGCTCGGCATTGTTTGGAGCTGCGGAAGACGTAGTCTCCTGGTTTTGCTCTTCAGACATGAATAACCCGTAAGGTTGTTTTCAGCTCCACTTTACTTTGTCTGCCCAATATGCGGCAGATGTCTTTCCCTTCGCGATATTTTTTGCGTGGCGTGCCTTGAACGACGCACGCTTAGCTTTGTCAGCAGCACTCTCACCTTTGCGCGGACGTTTTGTCTTAGCACCCTGCTGCCCGAACCGAATGAGCTTCGGTTTATCGCCGTCTTTAACGACAACAGCGTGAGACTTGCCGCTCGAATGGTTCGGCGTGCGGATGGGCTTATCAAAGCCCGCAAACGTATGGCCACCGCGTTTGATGCTCATCGTTTCTTGTTGTAGCGGGCGTAGATCGCAGCATCAGCTGTCCGCGCCTTGTCACCCCGCATGTAGCTGTTGACCCGACCCATGGCCCAAGCTGCCATCGGCACATTGCGAGAACCGCTGGACAGGTAGGCACCCTGACCCTTGCGGTACACAGCAGCAAGCTCGCCGTAAAAGAATTTGGACTTCTCAGCCTTTTCTTTTAGAGACTTTTTTGTTGCGGCGCTTAGTGGTTTTCTTTTTGGTGCCACCTTGCTTAGTCCTCGATGCAGAAACAGCTTTGATGTCGATGAACTCCCCAGCCTTGTAGGCATCGGCAGTTCGCTTGATCTCACGGGCCTTGGCAGAACGATTCTTCGCACCCGACAGGTACTTCTTAGGCAGGCCGGTGGCCTTGTCCTTCGGAACTCGCCGCTGCTTCCGTGCCATTACTTTTTCTTGGCGCCCTTTTTCTTTTTCTTTTTAGGGGGACGACCCATTTTTGAGCCGTAGGTGCCAGGGCCTTTAGGCATCACTCAGCCTCCGTAGGTGCTTCCTTTTTAGCGGACTTTTTCTTGGCCGTCGCTTTGGGCTTGGTTTCACCGCCCTGCGACTTGAACTGGTACTTAGCAGGAAGAGTCATAAGGGGTAACGACGTTTGAGCTGATCCAAGGTTAGCTCTGAGCCGTCTTGACTTACAAATTTGCGTATAGCAACTGTTGGGCCGAACTTTTCAGTCAGTCGATTGAAGTACGGAACCTTTGCTGCACCCAGCACGTCGGCTTTGACTTCCTTGGGTTGCTTGTCCAGCCATTCGCCATAAGTCTGATTGCTTGGCACGGTGTCACCACGTCTTGCACGCGATGGGCCAAAAGCAGTGTTGGGCCTGCGTAGTTCTGTTTGCGGTGGTCGTGCAATACCAAGCCCGCTGTAGTCAATGATCGGCACAGTTGTAGAACGACAGTTGAAGTGCTGCGGTGGTGTTGGGCCTTTGCCGTACTCAAACGACCTGCCATCCAAAGAACGACAGATGGGTGATGTCCTGCTGTCTAACGTCGCGACGTAGCGATAACGCTTGGTCACATCTTGATTGGCCTTGTAAACCTGCTGGCTCGTTTCGTTTGCTATCTGATTAACGCTGGTGCGCACCATGGCCATGACCTGATGATTTGCAACCGCAGTAAGTTCGCCACCAGCCTGCGCTAACTGCCGTACTGACAGCGGGCCTAAATCACCAAACCGCAAACGGCCTTTCAATCGTCGTGCAATCTTGTCTGTCGATTCGCCAGTCAGCAGCCCGTTGCGTACTGTCTTGGCAAACAAATCAGCCTGTGATTCAGCAAGGCCACGGAATGACTTGGCAAGCACTTTGCCATTAGGCAACGTCACCGCTGTGCCCTGCGTTGCCGTGAGCTGAAAAATAGAAGGTGCCCCCGTGACCGCTGCTTGCAGGTCATCGCTTAACGCCACCACATTGATCTCAGTTGGGTCAATGGTTGCCACAGACTGCGCAAACTGCGGGCTGATCTGCACGCTACGGATTTGCTCACGCAGATTCACTGGCAATGCTTGCCGCAGCTCATTAGCGACAAACTCGCTTTGCAACTCCGCTAAGCCCTGGAGGTCTTCAACAACTGCAAGCGTGCTGGTGCCAGCCCAGCCTTCTAGCGACTGCTTTAGTTGCGCGAGGATCGCCCGAAGCCGTGCAGCTTTTGCAGGCGCAGCAAGCTCATCAATGCCACGAAGCTGATCAACAGCGTCCAGAACAAGATCGTTGTATGCAACAGCAATTCGTTTGGCAACACCGTTGCTAAATCGATTGAGGTCAATCGCATTGCGATACAACTCCGCTGGCGTGCTCATGACTCATAGATGCCGAGATATTGCGGATCGTCAATGCAAGCAATCGAGACATCACAACCAGCACGCAGCGCGTTGCCGACAAAGCCAGAAAACTCAGCAATCACATCCTCTTCATGCAGGCCGATCGCCGTTTCTGATACGCCGCAGATTTTGCCCTGCAAATACCAAGTCACCCTGATCACTGCGTAGGTCTGTTCCGTCAGCTCTTGCTTGGAGAAGAACAAAAGCCGGTTAATGGGTTCTTCGGGTTTGCGGTTGCGCAAATTATCCAGCCAACTCATCTTCAGCCTCCGTCTCTGCTTCTGGCATTGTGGCCTCTTCTGCAGAAGGTGGCGTCGGCTCAGGCTGTTGCATTTCGATTAGGCCGCCGGTCTGCGTTGCCTCAATCTCCTCCTCTACGTCAAACTCATCACCCAGCACCTCACCAGCAGACAGCTGGTTGAGCAGCGTTTCTTGGGTGATGGTGCCTGCGGTGTAGAGCTGCAGCAAAGATTGGATCTCCTGCGGCTCAAGGCGAGTGGCAAGGAAGTCGCGGTTGATAAAGCTGCTGCCAGCTTGCGCCTGCTGCATGTACTGCGCATGGAAGCCCAGGCAATTGTCGATCAGGTCTTGCATTTGCTGTGCGATGACCATCATGGTGCTGTCGCCTTGGCTGCGATCAATGCGCTTGGCCTCTGCAGTTTCTGCGCTGAGCTTTTGACCCAGCACAGCAGCAAGGCCCAGTTCGTTGATCTGCTGAGAGATCTGATCAAGGCGCTTGAACTGCGCGTCGTAGCTGTTGCCTGAAGGTTCTATGTATTCGCTCCTCGCACTTTCGGGGAGGCTGAGCGCTTCTCCTGGGCCTGCGCTGATCTCTTCTGCTGACTGCGGGAAACCATAGATAGCCAGCATTGGCACAGCACTTATGTGCAGCTGGTTGTCGAGGTCGCTTTGTACTTGATACGCTTTGAGGTTCAGCTCAGCAATGTCTGCCAGTGGTGGCCGCGACTCAAGAACACCAACGCGGTTGGAATAGGCAACAGCAAACGGAATCTCGCTAAGGCTGGTGCGGCCTTCGTCGATCAACACAAAGTCGCCTTTCTTGTCTTTCTGATGGATCTCAAAAGCACCAGGCGTTAGCACTCGCACCTGCTGCACTTGCTTCTCGCCATATAGGCCATCAGGCACAGTGATTTCTTCCATCAACCGCAGCTGGGTTAGCTGCTGCTTGCCGTCTTTGATTTCACTGCGCCAACCCAAAATGTCGCGCGGTGTGTACTGCGTCCAATACGGCCTGCCGTTGTCGCCAGCCTTTGGCGCATCCACAAGAACACCAATGTGCCCATAGCGGATGCACTTGCGTGCGGTTTCGTAGGTCCAAACATTTAGGTCATTGCCCTGAAGGTCAACGTCAAACAGCTGCTCAGTGACAACATCGCTGACATCCTCAAGGCGCACAGGCTTACGGGTCAACATGCCCGCCAGCATCCGCTCAAGCCTGACGTAAAAAGGCGCAAGCGTTGAACGCATCAACCTGTTGTCATAAGCCTCATCTAACTCTCTAACTTCTTGTGGCAAAAATTTTCGATGCCCTTTTCTAATTCCGTAAGTGCCTTGCAAAAGTGCTTCAATCAGCAGCCAATGCGGCTCCATGTTGACGTAAGCCGTGTTCGGGCTTTCCACCGTCGTGACGTTGCCAACACGTTGCCGACCAGAAAAGCCTGAATACACAGCTAAATCCCGCCTAATAGTCTGATGTTAATCGAGAGAACTGCAGACACAAGAAAGGGGAGCGGCTTAGAAAGCCAGCCCCCCTCTCAATGCCCTAAACCTTGCTGCCTCCATCAATCCACCGCGTCCGATAGTCCGGTTTAAGGAAGGGAGCCGGTGATGAACACCGGGGAGCCTCCAAGGGGCAAGGTTCGGTGCAATCAATATAACCGGATGCCAGTACCACGACCAGCGCGGGCATGGAGCATTGAAAAATCCCGATAGACGAGATAGCCAAGCGCATCATTCATGTGATCGTAACCCGCATCTTTATCAGGATCACCAGCCTCGGTGTAGCTCTGCAGCTCTAAACATTCGATGGTCCGCTTGCAGTTGGCCGCAACCTGCAGCCTGACCTGACCTTTCCCGTTTTCCAACAAAGCTTGAACAGAAGCCACCCGATCACGGATGGGAGGGTTGGCCTTTGGCGACTGATTGCTGAACCCGTAAGACTCCAAGATCTGGATGTCAGTGCGCGAGGCATTCGTGCTTCGGTTTCCGCCTGATGCATCAGGGTAGATATAAACCGGACGTCCTTCAGCTCGGCGTTGTATTTCTTGGGCCATGGCGTCGGTGTCATGTGCGCCGCTGATCTCATCGATCAGGAGAAGTTTTTCTCCAAGACGAACACCGATGACTGCGTTTGAATTACCGACGTTGAAGTCGCAGCCGACGCGTAGAGGTTCGCGGCTTACGTCTGGGATGTCGGTTATGACGTGCTTTGCCCGGTCGAAGCGGTCATAGACCTGGCCGGTTGTGAGTGAAACAAACTCGCCCTGTAGATACGCCTTGAGAAGGCTGGGATCGTAGTTTGCTTCGAGTCGCTCGATGAAGTCTTGGGGCAGCCAAGGATTGTCTGCCGTGCGCATCTTAATCAGCTTTCTGTCTGTGCGCTGCTGTGCATCCTCTGAACCAAAGGTGTTCCACATCCAGCGGAAACCTTCAGGCGTTGATGCTGCACCGAACTGACGGACGTTGCCAGAGCGAAGACGACCAAGGATTTTGGGGAACGCCTTCTCAGCGATAGATGGCGCAACGGTATCGATCTCGTCAGCCAACACCCAAGCGAGGTTCAAGCCGATGATGCGTGACCAGTTCTCAAAACTGCGGCAGATTATTTTTGTGTCACCGCCAGGCAGGTGCAGAACGTACTCAGCTAAGGGAGATGCCCTGAAGCTGTAAGGGATGTCGTATTGCTCCAAGAATGCGTCGAAGTCGTTCTGCCAGATGTCACGGATCAGCGGGCCTGTTGGCTCCATGACACAACCAACAAAGCCTTGATTGGCGATAGCAAGGGCCAGGGCTTTTGCGCACAACGATCTCGTTTTGCCCGCTCCATAGCCTGCGGAAAGGCCGATGATCTGCGTTGACTGGTCGTCTACAAAAGCAAGCTGGCCTGGGTGCAAGTCAGCTTTGATGCGTTGAACCAAGCCGTCTGCTGATTCCTGCGTTGGCGGCGTAGCGAAAGCTAGAAGCGGCTCAGAGTCTGTAAGCCCTGTCAGCAGTGGCATCAGATGTCAAAGCGCAGCAGCTTGGCTTGGGTCTCTAGCGCCTTAATTGCTGTTTGCAGGTTGTCATCACGCCCTGCGCGTTTTTCATATTGCACAAGACGAGAAACTGCAGCAGCTAACCATTCAGGCCGCTCAATCTCTGAGTCTTTAGCAATGAGCTGTCTTGCGCGTGCCAAGTATTCATCGGCTTGGCGAGGTTGCACGCCCCACTCATTCGCGGCGTATTGCACGATTTCAAAGCGCGAATGTGACTGCAACAACAACTTGTAGACAGTGTTTACGCGCTCTTCGATTTCTAAGTTGGTTGACTTCTTTGCCATGCCCTGAAGTTAACAGGGGTTTGCGGCAAGGGTAGCTCAGGACTGATGGGCTTTGAGCCAATAGTGCTGCAATTGCAAAATTTTCGGCGGGACCAAGTGGTGTGAACTGACTACGCCAACGAAGGCACCAGGGCCATCACCGACCTGAATCCTGACGCAACCATCTTCGAGGGTGCGGATTTTGGCTGCGGGTGTAGGCGGCTGCGAGTCGTCGCTCATAGTCGAGGAAGGCGCTGAGGTCATTGTGGCGTTGGATAGCGCGAAGGGAATCGTCTTGGGTCATGGTTTTGAGATTTGATGTCGGGGTATGGATCGGACCTCAACCCGCCCTGCCTTTCCGCTACCGACCTAGGAACCCGAAGGCCCGTCCTAGTTCTGTCTGCTTTTCGCAAGTGCGGTGTTGTATAGCTTTCAGCCTGCTGGGGGAAGAGTCAGGCGTCAGGCTCCCCGACGTGTGGTCAACCGGTTGAACCGATTGATTCTTGAAGCATTTTTATGTTGAAGACAAAGCGACGCCGCTCTTCACTGTCGTTGGTTTGCTTTGCGCAATCTGGGTCAAGCTTGCCTTGGTCGTACATCTGAACCAAACGCCTGGCCGAAATGCCAACAGCTCTAGACGCCACAGAAGGTGATACCCAGTCACCAGACCGAGCTTCAGAAGAGGCTTGATATGCACGAAGAAACTCTTGAAACGAACCCATGGGCTGTGAATCAACGTTCCAACCACCCATGAAAGCTTCTAGAGAGTTGGACATGGCAACCAAATGCTCAGCGTTTTGAAGATGCAGTTCAATGCCCTTCAAAGCAGATGCAATGTGCCAAAGCGATGAACGGATGTCTTCAGCAAGCTGTTTGTCGTCCATCACTCGTACTCCTTGACGGTGTAGGAGAAGCCACAGTCCTTGGCGTCTGCGATGAGCTGATCACGCTCATGCTCGTCGTAGGCCCATTCGGTCCATTCGAGGTTGTCGTTGAGCTTGGCCTCGACGTAGTAGCGAGTGGCAGGTTCCATGGTTTTCAGCTTTAGAAGGTTTGTAGCTTCAAGCTGATCTTGGTGCTGCTGGAAGGACTCGAACAGGCCGAGCATGTAGTTGTGATGATCCATGGTTGAGGTGGTGATGGTGGTGGCCCTGTCTCCAGGGCCGTGGGTGTGATCAGGAGATGGCGGCGTGGTTGGCCAGCTGGGTGAGTTGGTTGTGACGAGCGATCAGTGCGGGGATCGCTTGCAGGAGTCCTTGACGCTTAGCGGCACGGATCATGTCTTCGGTCTCGCGCAGGTCAGCGGTGAACTGTTGGCGCTGGCTCTTGCGTGCTGTAGGGGTTGCGGGCCAAAGGTCAACGACTTGAGGCTTAGCTGCGAGGTTGGCGGCCTTGAAAGCGGCTTTGTCGGCAGCGGTGCGGGTGGGGTTGAGGTTGGACATTGCTTTGAGGTGTTGAGTGTGGGAAGCGTCCCCGCCTCCCAATGTCATAAGTATGGCATACCAGGGGAGAGCGTCAACCCTCCGCAGTCAACGCGCAAATAACCGTGCAGACAATCGGCTCAAGCTGATGCCGTGGAATGCAGTGATATTGACGAGTGACAGCATCAATGGCGCGGTCAATGGCATTACGCCCTTTAGAGACAACAGCGGGCTTGTAAGGGGGCAGAGAGCTGCTCTGACCCTCAGGAGTCAAGACAAGCTGCCTAAGCATGTCCTGGCGGCTGATGCCGCGTTTCTCGGCTTCGTTGGTCAAGTAATCGCGTTCCTCAACGGTCAGGCGCAGATCAACACGCACGGGCAGCGAACGGGTGGATTCAGTCATCAGAAATCAAAAGGGTCAGATTCAACAGGGTCAGCCTTGAACGGGCTGGATTGACAAGGCCGAACGTCTAGTTCCCAACGCAGGCTGCCGACGGTGACGTTAGGGCTGCCCAATTTGGCTGCACGAACATTGTCGAGATTGCTCGCATCAGCAATGACCCAACCGTTGTTCCAATCGCCGTTTCGATGCAGCTCAACAGGGGTTCCAGGAGGGGGTGCCAAACCCCCCTGTTCAGAGGATCCCTGGTCCATACGTGTCAAAGGTGTCAAAGGTGGCAAACCCCTTCTCTCCGTATACGCGCGCGAGGTTTGGCACGTTTGGGACGTTTGCCACCCCTCTAGGGAGGATGCTTCTGTTGGTCGATACAAAGCAGACGGGCGACCACCTTCAGGGCCTGCCTCAAGCGTTCCTGCCTCCTCGATCAAGCCCTTGCGAACCAATGCGCGAAGACATCGACTCGTCTTGTTCCGTTCGAGGTTGAAATGCGATGCAAGCTCGGTGCCAGCCACCGTGAACTCACCAAGCATCCATCGTTCCTTGATGTAATCGAACATGTCTGCCTGACGGCCCTGCAGTTCGTCTGCGGCCTCCTGCATGGCCTCTGCAGCCAGAACAGACTCGCCATCACCGTGATGAATCCATCCATCGTCCTGTAGCTCGATCAGCAGCGTTGTGCCTTTGGCGCGACCTTGGGTTTTTAGAACCACGCGATGATCACTCTGTGTCTGACCCTCGGCAGGCTGTTTGAACCAGTTCATCAAGATCGTGAGGCTGGCAGCTGCTGGGAGTGCATTGCTACCTCTGCTGGCGTTGGTGGCGTTGCCACCACTCACGCTTTTGTTGGTGTGGTGGATCATTGCCAGCGTTGCTTTGTGAGGCGCTAAAGCCTCAGCAAGCTTTCGTGCTGGACCGTCAAAGCTCGACGCTGCTTCCTCAAGCGCAAGAGGCGCACAACAAGCGTGGTACGAATCGAGCAGAAAAAGCGCGCCAGGGTTGACAGCTGCAATTTCCCCAAGGTGAGCAATACCCTCCTCGGTTAAGTGCAGCGGTGCGCCTGTGTGCCAAAGCATCTCAACAGGACCAGACATATTGCCGTCGCGATCAATCAGGCCCTCACGCTTGAACAGCGTGTGCCAGTCGCTTTCGGGTTGGTCCGTCCCGATGATGAACACCTTGGGACAAACGCCATGGAGAGACTGCCCTAAATAGGACTCCTCGCCGTGAAACCATGCGCTGACCATTCCAACCATCAACGCGGACTTGCCCACCTTTGGCGGGGCAACCAACAGGTTGAATGTGCCAGACATGATTACGCCTTCCCACGCCCAGGGCGTTGGCGTTGTGTCCATGCGTTCGCCCCTCATGCGAGGGACGCAAACGCCGTTCACTGCACCTTCTGCCTTGGTCAGTAGGACCGCAGCAGTCCGCTCGTTAATCGGACAGCCCACTTCATCGGCATAAAGCCGCAGCAGCTGGGAACGCCTGAGCGGATCCTCCTCATTACAAAGGACGGTGCTTGCGTATTGATCGAGCCTGTTGAGAAGCTCTTGGTGATCTTTCAGGCTCTCGGGGATTATCCCGGAGCTGCTTGAGTCGTTTGGTGTAGTGACCATCCTTGGCCTTGCTCGGTGAATAAAAGTCGGCGTCTGTGTAAACACCAAGCCTTTCAAGTTCTCGAAAAGCAGTCAGCTCATCGCTGGATTTGAAGGGGTGCTGCTCTTCCCAAGCATTCAGAGCGCGATTAGATCGCTCTGCCTGCGTTTTGCTGTAATAGCCGACCAACGCAAGGTCGTCGTCGTATTCAGTCGGAAGAGAGTATGGATTCCATTGGAGCAGGTCAAATGAACGCTCCTCAGCATCAGGATTAGTCACGCGGTAGCGGCTCAGGCTCTGACGCTATGGCTTTTTGCAGTAGCAGGTTCACCCATCCTGTGCGACTGACACCGATTGGCTTTTTGCGGTCAACTTCTGCGATCACCCTCGGATCAATTAAGACGCGAGTGTTCGTGATCGGCTCCAATTCAGGCACGTTGTGGGGTTGCGTTGCGGACAGAGTGTGCCCATAGTGGGCCGAGTCCGCAACCCCCCATTGCTAGATCCGATTGCCGAACTGGATTTCTTTGAAGAGCAGCACCGTTATCGCTGGCGCGGCAGCTGGATTCTCGACAATGTTTCAGAAGTGTGTAGCGACGAGCTGACGCCATTTGCTAAGGCCCGGATCGAGGAGACCAGGCACGGCCCTGATGGCTGGGAGCTGAGAGGCCGGACCATCCATCGCTGCCTTGACGCGCAGCTGACCGATCAGCCGTTCGTCCATGAAGACCGCTGGGATGCGTGGCTGGATCCTCTGTTTGACGAGCCGCTCTTCAAGGGCATCGAAACCTTGGCGACTGAGTTCCGGCTGGTGGATCAATACAACAACGTGGCGGGCAGTTTTGACTTTCTGGTTTCCAGCGATGCAGGAATCACGCTCGGAGATCTGAAAACGGTTAGTTCTCGCAAGGCAGTTTCAGGCCGCAAGCCTGCAACCCGGCAGCTTGGGGCTTACGCCAAGATGCTCGGCCAGCATTTCCCAAAGATTCGCATCGATCGTTGCGTGACGGTGGTAAGCGGTCCTGAACGCTGCCGCGTAATTACAGAAGACCCGCAGGAGTGCATCAAAGCCTGGGAAGAGGCGCTTGGCGTCTATCGCGCGAAGCAAGACGCCGCTTTCGACTTTTAATAGTTGCGGACTAGGACAGGCTCGCGCGCCTTGCGCCCCTCACACCTGATCCGCTGCAGGTCACTTGTCCTCCGCCCGTTTCAGGGTGAAGAAACCAAACCATAGCGACTGACGCCAAGGCCGATGGACTGGACCAAGATCCTGAAACAAGGCGGCGTCCCCGAGCCACCTGGCTATAGCGAGACGGTGGCGAGAGTTAGGGCCATGCCTAAGCGTGAGAAGAAAAAGGCGAAGGGCAAGAAAAAGCGTTGACATGGCATACCAAGCACGTCATACTGCTGCGCATGGATACCTCACCTCATCCACTCATGTCTGACTACAAGTCACCCAACCGCAGCCCTGGGTTTTATGACCCTGAGCACCGCAAGCCCAAAACCAACGCCATCATCGTCGCAGTTTTCTGCGGTCTCTTTGCCGGTGCTTTCTTCTACAGCCTCACAGAAACTCTTGACCAGCAACAGCGTCAACACTGCGAACAAGGCTGGCAACCTGCCTGTGAAAAGCTGAAGTAAATGGGTCGAGGGATTTACTGGAGCACGTCGCCGCAAGTAAACATTGCCGCAGCCAAGGCAAGAGCCAAGGCTGCGTTGCAAGAAAAAAACCCAAAACTTACAGCCTTAGAACGCGCCTTTTATGACGCCCTTCTACAACACAAACAAAGAAAGCTTTGACGAGTTTTTTGAGTCGTCAAAGCAAGCCGTTAAGCAAGAGGTTGTGATTTTGAAGGTGATGCAGAGAGGTGAGCCGATGAGCCCTTCTATGGTTCATGACTTTCTTGATCAAAAATGGCCTATCACCTCAATCAGGCGGGCAATGACCAACCTGACCGACGACGGCAAAATCATTAAAACCCAAGAAACCGTCAAGGGTATTTACGGCAAAAAAGAGCACCTTTGGGCACTGCCTCAAAAGACTGAGGTTTTTGACCAAGCCAACCTGTTTGATTTTTGACTTTGGGCGGCGTCTGCGTAAGTCCCACCTTTCCGACATCTCGCTCATGAAAAACGTTCAAATCCTCCTCGATCAGCAACGATCTGAAAAGCTCAAAGCGATTCAAGAGGCAACAGCCACCCAAACTCATTCTGTTCAAGTTGCAGGGTTGAGCTTTGAAGTTGAGCCCCGTAAGGTTTCTGCATCAGCAATCGCAAAAAGCTTGCTAAATGCAGCAATCGACGACGCCCACGCGCACCTCTAGTTTCACGTTCACGGTCCTGGGCAAACCTGCCCCGCAAGGCAGCAAAACCTACAAAGGCAGAGGCGTCATGGTTGATTCGTGCAAGCGGCTCAAATCATGGCGTCAACTTGTCCGCAAAGCTGCCAAGGACTTGCGCCCTAGCGACTGGTATGCCAGACTGAATGCGCCCATTTGCATCTCAGTCGTTTTTGTCTTTGCCAGGGCAAATGATCAATACATCAACAACACCCCTGGCCCTGACCGACTGAAACCCGACGCTCCTCAGCACTGCACAAAGCGCATCGGGGATGTCGATAAACTTTGTCGCGCCATTTTAGACAGCCTTTCCGAGGGCATTGTTTACAACGATGACGCGCAGGTGATCGACCTCATCGCACACAAACGCTACGCCAATGACAGAGAACAACCCTGCGCCATCATCACCGTCACAGCCCTTGATTGAAGCCCTTCGCAGCTTTCACAAGACTGTCCCGGCAATCAACAAAACAGCCAATGCTCAATATGGCAAGTTTGCCGATCTTGAGACTGTGCTCTCAACTGTCACGCCGCATCTCATCAAAAACGGCCTTGTAGTCACGCAGCTGTTTGAACCCAGCGAGGGCGTTGACCCAATCTTGGTTACAAAATTGCTTCATACCAGCGGCGCTGAACTTGTCAGCCGCTTGCCAATGGTTGTGGGAAAGGGCAGGAACCCGCTGCATGACTTTGGGGGCTCTTGCACTTACTTAAAGCGTTACGCCTTGTTGGCCATGCTTGGCCTGACGGCTGACATGGATGTGGATGGCGATTTTGCAGACGAAAAATCCGAAGCAAAGTCCACCCCAAAACCTGCCGCAAAAGTTGAGGGCGTCTCAGAAGACGATCAGCCTCTTTCAAAAGATCAGCGCAGCTTCTTGCTGCAGTGGATCACCGACATGCCCGCAGCCAATCGCGACGCTTTCTGCGCAGCCTTCCGATCGCAATTCAAGCTGGGAGCCCAAGCTAAAGTTGCACCGGCAATCACTAGCAAAAAACATGAAACCTGGATTCAGGCCGTGATGAATGAATATGCCTGAAAATGACAAGTACCAGCGTTATCAATCAAGAGCGGACGAAAAACGCCGTGCTCAGCACTTTCAAGTTCGGCTGGACAAGCAGCTAGCCGAACAACTGCAGCACTACGCTCAGCAGCGCCATCAAGGCGTGATTAACGCTGCGCTGCAAACCATCATCCTCAAATTCTTCAACGGAAAAAATGCCTGACTTCGCACCCGACGCCTTCAACATCTGGGGCAACTTCAACAAAGA